ATGACTACCGAACTCCGTAACGCCGATCTCGCCGAACTCGTCGGGATCTTGCAAGAACAGAACGCACAGAAGCTCGACATCGTCGCTCCCTCGTCCGCTCTCTTCATGAGCGGTTCGGGTCAGATGATCGTCGCCGACGCCGAACCCGAAGGCGTGAACGCAGACGGAACGCTCGTCTCGTCGTCGCTCTTCGTGAACCCCGGAGACATCTTCGCCGAAGGAGTGTCCGAGCGTCTTCAGATCCCGATCAAGTATTACAAGCGGATGCGCGATGAGAAGCCCGGTCTCCTCGCCGAGAACGTGAACGCTTGGCTCATGGATTCCCCCGATCGTCCGCACCTTCTCCGCTGCTACAAGCGCGAGGACGGAAGCGTCTTCGGTCGGGCTCTGCTCTCGGACCGTTACGACCGGATCGACAACTTCGACACGCTCGTCGGCGCGCTCGATGCCGTGAAGGAAGAGATCCCTTCCGCCATCGTCGAGCGAGCAGATCTGACCGAGCGTCGGATGAGGGTCCGGATCACCGCTCCCGAGATCTCCGCGAACATCGCAGACCTCGTGAAGAACTACGCCCCGGTCGGGCTCGGTCGACGCGGCGAGGACTATCCGCTTCTCTTCGCGGGGATCGTGATCGAGAACTCCGAGACGGGCGGAGGAGCGTATTCCATCGTCCCGAGCGCGACCGTCCAAGTGTGCAAGAACGGTCTCACCCGTACGGTCGACGCGATGCGTCGGATCCATCTCGGCTCCAAGATGGAGCAGGGTCGGATCGACTGGTCGGACGAGACCCGGAAGGCGAACCTCGACCTCATCCGTTCGCAGAGCCGCGATGCCGTGAAGCTCTTCCTCTCCGAAGAGATGCTCTCCCGCTTCGTCGCCGATATGGAGACCGCCGCGGGACGGGTGATCGAGTCGCCACGGAAGACCGTCGAGCGGATCGCGAAGACCCTCACGTTCACGGAGGAGCAGACGGATTCGATCCTCGGTCACTTCCTCGGAGGGAACGACTCGTCCGCTCTCGGGCTCGCTCAGGCTCTCACGTTCGCCTCTCAGAGCTTCGACGCCGACCTCGCCGCCCGAGTCGAGGATGAGGCTCTGAGTCTCGTCCTGGCCTAACCGTTCGGGGAGACCGGGTTCGCTCGGTCTCCCCCTCTCACTCCCGAAGGGAGGTAACGCAATGGAAGACACTCTGAAGCTCGAAGACCTCCGGTCCGGGATGCTCGTTCAGGACGGGTCCCAGGTTTACAAGGTCTCGACGCTGTACCTCGTCCGGAACGACGGTAGCCCGAGGTCCGCTCCGGGGTTCACCGCTCAGCTTCTCCTACCGGTTCCCCCGAGGACGACCGTCCGTCACTTCGACGCGCTCGACCTCGTCCGGTTCCGGGAGCCGTCCGACGCGAAGGTCCGCAAGCTCGACGCCGCGTACGGGACGAGCCCGACGAGGATCCGCTCATGATCGACTGGTCGAAGGTGATCTCCGCGGCGGAGGTTCTCAGGGACGCCGCCGCGGAGATCGACTCGATGGTCTCGAAGTCGAATCCGACCGAGACGAACCTCTCCGAGCTAGCCCGCGTCCTCATCGCTACCGACGAGGTCTCGAAGATCCTCGGTCACGCTGAGGAGACCATCGGCTCATGGGCCGTCGTGATGATGGAAGGCGACGAGATGGAGATCCCCGACGTCGGTCGTCTTCACCGCTCGTGGCACAAGGGACGCCGGGACTGGTCGTCCGAGCGTCTCCTCGACGACGTCATCGCCGCCTCGAAGCGGAGCCTCTCCCCTCACGCGGTCGAGCCCGACACCGGGGAACGCGTTCACACTTGGGAGCAAGCCGTCATGGCCATGAAGCGCGCGTACAACCTCTCCGGATACAACGTCCGGACGACGGTCGTAAAGGAACTCGGGCTCTACACCGCCGACTACTGCCAAGAGGACGCGTGGCGCGCGTCGGTCACCGCGACCCCGTTCACGGAAGAGGAGGAGAACGATGGCGACCGCTAGGACGAACGACCCGAACGACCTCCTCGACGTGATCGACCGGATCACGCGCGAGCGTGACGAATGGCAAGCGATCGCGACCGAAGCCGTCGAGCTTCTCGACCAGTCACGAGACACTGATATGGACGCGTACGAAGCATTGAACCTTCGCTTCGACCGAGCGGGAGGGAAGCGAACCGATGAGCGATGAAGCGCCCCTCGTCGACTTCGACGATCCACCTTCGACCGCCGCTCGGATCTGCTCGACGATGAGCGAGATCGGGGACATACCGAAGGACGGATGGAACTCCGCTCAGAGCTACGCCTTCCGCCGCATCGAGGACGTCACCGTTCGAGTCCGTGACGTCATGGGGAGGAACGGGCTCGTCTGTATCCCGGTCGCTTCCGAGGTCGTCTCAGCGACCCCGTACGAGACCGAGAAGGGGAAGCGCGCGACCTCCGTCGTGATCCGCCAGACGTACGCGTTCATCTCGACCGACGACCCCTCGGATCGGATCGAGATCCAGACGATCGGCGAGGGAGCCGACACTCAGGACAAGGCGACGACGAAAGCTCTCACCGCCGCGTACAAGTACGCCCTCCTTCAGAGCTTCGCCATCGGCGAGGGAGGAGACGACGGAGACGCTCGCTCGGGAGCGGACGACGAGCCCGCCTCGGACGCCGCGACGGACGAGGAACTCACGCGCATTCGAGCCGCCGTCGATCTGCTCCCACCGGAAGAGAAGCCGCTCATAAACGCCTATTGGCAGCTAGCGAAAGTCGGGTCCATCTCGGAGAAGAAGATCGACCGCCGCGCCATTCCGGGGTTCTTCGCGCTCATTGACGCTCTCGCTTCCGTGAGGTCGTCGGAGTAAGGTCGCCGCAGAGGGACCGTTCGTCCCGAGCTTCGGTAGTCGTCATAACTTCCTCGGGCTCTCAGGACGACGGTCCCTCTCGGTATCTCTGTATGCGCCTCGATCGACGAGCGGAAGCGTCAACTCCGCCACGCCGGAAGCGGAACGGATGATTCGCCGCCGTTCCCCTCTTCGACGCGGCGCGTCCCTCGAACGTAGAACCCCTCTCCGCCCGCGCTCGAAGAAGCGTCGAGCAGAAGAGCGCGAGCGCGCCGACGTACGAGCCCGAGTCCTCGAACGCGACCGCGGTTGCATCATCACCGGATGGTCTCCATTCGTACGGTGCGAAGGTCCGCTCGACGTCGACGAGATCATCTCCCGAGGTCGAGGAGGCTCGTATCTCGATGAGGAGAATTGTCAGACGCTCTGCCGACGTCATCACGAAGCGAAGCATCGGCACACTCACGCCGCGTCGATCCTCGGACTCTGGGGAGATCGAGCGCGCGTCCTTCACGTCCGCCAGGAGCTAGGAGACGATCCGCCGCTCGGAGCAGAGTACGACCTCGGGCTCTGGGCTCTGGACGTCCTCGACCGTTAGGAGTCCCTCGATGTTCCGTCGTATCTGCGCGTCCGTTCTCGTGACCGCGCTCACTCTCGTTCTCGCCCCGTCCGTCTCAGCCGACGAGCTTCCGCCTCCGGTCGTCGAGGAGGTCGTCGAGCTTGCTCCGCCTCCCGTCGATTACGAAGCGGTTCATCGCTGGCTCAGGGTTCTTCCTCCGGACACTCTGATACGGATCGCGTTCGAGGGAACGGGAGCCGCGGAGAGGATGCTCGCGATCGCTCGACGGGAGTCGGGTCTCGGGAAGCGAGGTCCGGGAGTCCCGTTCGATCCCGCTTGCTCAGCGAAGAACCCTCGAAGCTCCGCGTCGGGTCTCTTCCAGACGCTCCGGTTCTGGGAGGGTCGCTCGGGATGGTGGCCCGGAGTCGCTCACTACGGGTTCTCCTGGGCGGAGATCGAGGGTCCGGACTGTTACGCGGACGTGATGATCGCCCGAGCGATCTGGGAGGAGTCCGGGTTCGGACCTTGGACGTAAAGAATCTTCCTCAGGGTACTTGACACCGGGAGCGGATGAGCGTAGAGTGATCTTCGTAGGAGGTCGTGAAGCCCGAAAGGGATCCGCTTCTCGACCGGTGTCTTAGATGAGGATCCGTGGAGTCCGGTTATGGTGAATCGGGCGGATCTGAAGCCGAGCGGAGACCTCCTCGCAAGCAAGACCTCAGGACCGCCAGACGCTCTGGGATCACGGTACGCCTGAGGAAGAGAGACCGGGTCGGGAACGTACGAGCGAAGAATCTCGTCCTGGCCGAAAGGTCCGAGGTCTGTCCCGGTCAGGGTTACCGGGTCGACCCGGTCTCTCATTCTTCCTCCCGGTACTTGACACCGGTCGCCGGAGATGCTTTACTAGATCCATGACGAGCTACCGGATCACCGAGATCACCCCCGGACAGACGATCGACTTCGACGCCAAGCGCGGAACGTACGTCTGCCAGCGGGACCCCGAGACCCTCGCCTTCCTCCGGATCGACGACGACCGGATCCTCGGGACCGGAGAGGTCGCCAAGATCGAGACGTTCGTCTCCCGCTCTTGTGGCCAGACCGGACGAGGAAAGGCTCAGTACCGGGTCGAGCTTCTCGACGGTCGGGTCTTCGTCTGCGGGATTCAAGAGAAGTTCCCGGTCCGATGACGAGCTACCGGATCCTCATCTCCCGGACGAGCCCTCGGATCGAGGAAGTCTCGTCCCTGGTCGAGACGCTCGGAGGCTCGATGAGCCGCCGTTCGAGCAACAAGGGGAACGCTCACGCTCGCTCCTCGTTCACAGTGACTTGCTCGACCGAGGACGCTCGCCGCTTCTCGATGCTCGGAGCGGAAGTGAAGGTCGCCCGATGAGCCCGAAGCCGAAGCCCGGTCCGTTCTTCTGGGTCGTCTGCGATGAATGGTCAGCGGGACCGTTCAAGACCGAGGAGGTCGCTCTCCGGAAGCTCGATGAGATCGTCGCCTTCGGAGCTTGCACCCTCCCGCATCGGGTCGAGACGACCCGCGTCGAGGGACGCCGACCTCGGACCCGGTTCACGTCCTACCGGACGAGGAGCTAGCTCTTCTTCGGGACCGGTGTCATGAGAGCCGTCTCGACCCTCTGCTCGACGAACGGGTTCGGGGACACTTGACGCCGAGTGAAGATGAGGGAGCCGACGAGGATCCAAGCGCCGAGAGCCGTCGCGATCGCTCCGCCGACCTCGGGCGAGATCGTCTCGGTCAGCGTCAGGATGCCGATCGTCGAGCCGATCGCCGCGTTTACTGCCGCCATGATCGCGACCGGTTCGGTCTGAAGGACGGAAGCTGAGGTCGGGTTCTGAGCCATGAGCGGGATCGTACGACCGGGCTCCGGGAGATTCGAGGATTCCCCTCTTGGGTACTTGACACCGGGCGGAGCCGATGCTTTACTAGATCCATGGAGCTAAGCGACCTCTTCGAGACCAAGACCTACCGGGTCAGCGTCTCCCCTCGTCACAAGTTCTACGGAGTAGCGACCGACTTCGTCCTCCGCAAAGGCGGACGGAAGCTCTCCGGATGGACGTACTCAGTCGACCTCGCCGCTCACGACCTCGAAGTCCTCGCCGTCTGGAATGTCGAAGCCCGATGAAGACCTACAAGCTCCGTCCCGCCCGCCTGATCCGAAGCGGAGATCTCGTGAAGCATCCCGCTACGGGAGCCGAGGTCCGCGTCGAGGACGTGAAGCGTCTCGACGGAGAGGTCGTCGTCTGGATCCCCCGAGACTCCCTCTTCCTCGGACCCGAAACCCTCATCTGGTCGAAGCACTCCTGAGACGCTCGACGAACTCGGGGACGTGATCGGGGATCTCGGGGAGCTTCCAGTCCTCGACCTCGACGACCGCCTCGACCGCCTTCGCCAGATCCTCGACCCCGCCTGAGTAGCGGAGCCATTGATCCGAGTCGTTCGTCCGGACGAGGAAGTGAGGGACCCCGCTCCATCGAGCTTCCCACGAGGACGACCATCCCGCCGACGTCACGACGAGGTCCGCCGCCCGGAAGAGGACCCCGCCGTTCTCCGGAGGAGCGACGACGAGGGTCGCCTCGGGATGACGGTCGAGGGTCCGAGCCGCCGCCTCGATCGTCCCCTCGATGATGCCCCGCTGAGAGAGCGGACTCATCGAGACGACGACCGGTCCAGAGAGCCCGAGAGCCGCCCTCAGATCGCTTCTGAGAGGCTCGGGCGGTTTCCTCCCCCACGGATGGAGCGGACGCTCGTCGAGATCCCAGAGCGTCTCAGAGCGATGAGCGAACCCGATCCGGACGAACGGTCGTCCGTCCGCCTGAGCGATCCCCCACGATTGCCAGTCCGCGACGATGACGTCCGCCTCGGTCTCCGCCAGAGCGACCCGAGTCGGATGGGGACCTCCGAGCCCGGTCACCGGAACGACCTTCGCGACGTCCTCGACGAGCCCGAAGGCGGACCGGGGTCGCCACGAGAGGACCGTCCCCGTCACGTCAGGATGCTGAAAGACCGCTCGGGCTCGGACGAGCGGACCGAATGTCGGAGAGTCAGCGAGCCACGCGACCCGGATCACTGACCCGCGGGCTCGCCGCAAGCCGACGACCCGTCGAGCGGACCGACCCTGAGGGTCCGGTAGACCTGAACGACTTGGATCGTCGGAGTGTTCAAATTCTGGACCCGGACCATCACGGAGGGATCGGGAGTCCCGGAGTCGATCGTCGCTCCGAACGGGATCGTCCAGACGTCGCCCGCCGACATCGTCTGAGTCGTCGCCGGAGACCCGACGTATTCGACCGAGTCGACGTCGACCCATACGCGCATCATGATTAGCCCGGAGTCGACCGCCGTCAGCTTGACCCATCCGGAGACTTCGAGCCTCATCCCGGTTCCGCCGACCGGGTCGGGCTCGACCTCACAGAAGCTCTCGATCTCGCCGACCTCGATCGTCTCGCCCGGTTGCTCCGTACAGCAGTACGAGACGCAGCATCCCTCGTCGGGCGGAGCCCCGTCCGCCATCCGGATTGCTCGACGCTCCAACTCCTCGACGCGCTTCCGCAGAGCCGCGATCTCGCGGAGGAGGTTCGGGACTTCTAGCTCGTTCGTATATCCGGATGCACTCACAGAGGACGCCGTTCTTCGAGCGGAATGAGCGGATAGACGACCTCACGGTAGAGCCTCATGGACTCATCGAGCAGAGGACCGGGAGGGAGCGGATACTCCCCGAGGTACAGACCGAACTTCGCTCGCCCCGCCTTCACTAGTGGCGCGTACCAAGTCCGATAGGGCTCGATGTCCGCGACGTCGAAGATCGTCGGGACGGAGTCGACGTACATACACCGGACCGAGCCGATCGCCGCCATTAGAGGAACCGGTCCATCGAGTGAACGACCTCGTCCCGCTCACGCGTTCGGTTCCGCTCGATCGAGGTTCCGTCGCTGAGCGCGCGCTCGTGATGTCGGACGCGGATCGCGTCCCGCTCATAGATCACGTCAGGGAAGCACCAACACTCCCCGGACATCTCGTGAAGCCGCTCGGAGGAATGAACGAGCGGGGTCTCATGAAGGATCATCTCTCACCCCTTGCTATTCGTCGACGAGTGTCGCGACCGGGATTAGCTCTAGCTCGACGACCTCGGTCTCCGGAGTGAACGACGCCGTCAGGATCTTGAACTCCTCGGAGACGTGAACCGGTCCGTGGTCGATCTCGACGTCGACGAGCCGACCGGGGAGCAGAGCCCCATTACGACCGCCCGTCGTCCGAAGGTTGTCCGCGACGTCGAAGGTCGCGGTACGACGGACCGACGCCGAGATCGTGAGCGGACGCTTGAACGTACGCCCGAGCCCCTCCGCCTGAAGCTGAGGATTCGGAGTCCCCTCGATCGTCGCGCGCCTCACGAACTCCCATCCGAGATCGGACTCCGGGTCGTCGTAGTGAGCTTCGGTCACTTCGTCACCCGAGCCGCGTCCCTGAACCCGACCTCGATCCGCGCGCTTCGCCGGGTTCCAAGTCCAATCCCAGCCGTTCAGATTGTCACCCCATGAGAGCGTGACCTTCTCCGCTCCCGGATCCCATCCGGTCCGCTCCATCGTGAAGACCGTCCGGTCGTTCGTCGCCGGAGTCTCGACGAGGAAGTCGACGCCTCCCTGAAGCGAAGCCATCTCCTGACACGCGCTCGCGATGTTCGCCGCCTCCGCGTACTTGTAATGACGATTGATCGAGACGGTCCCCTCGCCGCGTGAAGTGTCCATCCCGATATTGACGAACGTCTTCTCTAGACCGGTGTCCTGAGCGTGAGCGACGAGACAGGAGATGATGACCGCGGGAGAGCCATCGCAGACGAGACGCTCCTCCCGTCGAGCTTCGATCGCCGCGTAACGAACGAGCCCGAGCGGAGCGTAGAGACGGACGCGCATCTTCGCCGCCTGAGAAGCGGGAACGAAGATCTTCGTCGAGAGCCTCTGAACGTCACCGGTCCGCCGCCAGTCCGGAGAGACGCCTTGCTGCCATATCACCGTTGCTCCGGTCGGATCCGTCCAGACCGTCCAGAGCGCGCGCCCCGACGTCGCGAGATCTCGGACGTCGACCGCCGCGTCGAGCTTTATCGCCCCTTCGAGCCAGATAAAGGTTGCATCGGGAAGCGCGGGGATATCGACGATCTGCTCGAAGTAGTTATTCCCCGCCGTCGTCGCGGTGAGCGCGACTTGACCCGGTCCGAGGTCGTCGTCCGGGAGAGGCTCCCACGATGCCGACGTCGTACCGACCGCCGACCATCCCGAGATATCGACGTCGAAGTGACCGTTCACGATGAGGTCGGGAGGCTCGTCGTTCCGACCGACGTACTTCTTCGTCAGATGGAAGAACGGTCCGAAGCCTTCGACCTCCAACGTCCGAGGGTTCGCGCGCGGGGACGGTACGAAGTGATAGAGGACCCCGAGGTCGTCGCGTCCGACTTGGATCTCTCGCCCGTCGATCAGGTTCCCCGCATCATCGAAGAGCGCGTCGACGAGACCGGGGTCGAGGATCGGACCGGAGAGCGTCCCGCCGCCCGTCCCGTTTAGCTCCCATCGAATCTTTGTGATCGTGAACGGATCGGTCAGCGTCGAATAGAAGCCGCCGTTCAGATCCCGGATCTCCGCATACCAATTGCCAAGCGGAGGGAGAAGCTCGGGAGGGACGACGGAGCCTCCGACCTCGACGTCGACGGGACGTCCGTTCGGGTTCTCCTCCCATCCGAAGTCGGCAGGCTCGATGAAGAGGTCGATCGGGGTCGCGATGCCGCGCGGGGTCTCGTCCTCGATGCCGAGATCGAGCGTCTCGGGGAAGACGTTTACCGTCACGACGAAGCTCGGAGCCCGCGCAGACGCCACCATCCGTTAGCGCCCGGAGTGAAGTTCACCGTCTCCGCGACCGCTTGGATCACCCCTCCGAGATCGCAGACGTAGAGAGCGTTATTCCCCGCGAGAGTGTCGTCGTAGTGCAAGAGGTAACGGAAGTCGTCGGTCACGTTCAGGATCGAGACGGGCGGACTGTTCCATCTGAGCCTCTGTTGACCGGACTGGATCGCCCACGTCGGGACGAACGTCGCGCCGCCCGCTGAGTATCCGCCGCCCGACGCTTCGCCCGCATTGAACGGAGCGACCCCGTACGCCGTGAACGTCTCGACGTCGATCGTCAGGGAGTCGTCGAAGAGCGCGAGCTTCCAAGTGTCAGACGGGACGTTGACCGCTAGCTGAGTCGCGTCGAGAACATCTTCGAGCGTCCTCAGGCAGAGCATCGAACCCATAGCTTCAGTCCTCCTCGACGACGCGTCCGACGAGATCGAAGTCGACCGTCTTCGGCGTGATGTCCAATACTGACCCCGAGTCGGACTCGGTACGAGTGATCCTCGCTAGCTCCGTCGACTCATCCGTTACCTTCCGAAGACCAGCCCGTCCGCCGATCGTGATCGAGCGGAGATCGTCGGGGTTCATCACGCGTCCCGTCTCGTCGAAGATCTTCCCCATCGAGGATGTCCTTCCTTCCCTCTTGTGGCCACGAGTCCTGAGCGTCGAAGCGAGCCGATAGCTCGACCGCGCAACCGGGACAGACGAGCGCCCCATCCCAATAGCGACGGACGTAGCGACGGAAGCCCGAGCGTCCGCATCGGATACACCGCTCCCCGCTTCTCCCCATCTCGACCGAGTCTAGTATTCGGCAGGGTCCCCGCACCGGAACCCGAGGAGGACCCGAAGAACCGGCATCCCTCGCCGCCAGAGCGAATCATCGAGAGCGACCCCGTTCGGTCGACCGAAGTACGAGGTCGTGAACCCGACCTCCGTGTGAACTAGTTCGAGGTCGACGTCGTAGCTCTTCGCCCATGCCGCCTTCAGGGTCAGCCAGCGTTGCCAGATCTGCGCGCGCGTCACGGATTCGCCGGGAGCGGGAGCGATCGAGATCGGGATCGTGATCGGTCGGGTCTGGTAGAAGTCATGCTGAGTGATCGCCCCGTCTCCGTGACCCTTGTCGACGTCGTTATTCCGGACCTCGGGAACGCCGATCCCGGAGACCGCTCCGTCGAAGGCGTAGTCGGTCCCGTCGCCGACGACGATCGAGCGCGTGACAAGCTCGAAGGTTCCCGCGCAAGTCTCGTCGGCTTCGACCGCCATCACTGCACCCCCTGAAGAACCCATCCCGCCGCCTGAGCCGTGAGGATCGCCATCTCGAAAGGTGTCGCCTCAGGAGGAGGAGTGAGCGTCTGATTGATCGTGACGTTCGGAGCCGACGAGTCCGCACCCTTGACGACGTTCGTCTCGAACGGAGTCGGGACGCTCGGGGTCACGCCGACGATCGACGTCACGCGTGAGAGCGCCGCCTGAGTGTTCAGCTTCGAGACGACCGCCTCGATCGCCTTCGCGTCGAGCCCGCCGAACGCCGCGGAGACTTGCTTCGCTAGGACGTCCTGAAGAGCCTTCACTCCCTTGGAACCTCCGAGCGCGTCGACCGCTTTCCCGATGTCGATTAGCTCGTCGGGAGTGATCTCCTTCTCTGCCGCTCCGAGCGCGTCGAGCGAAGCGACGATCTCCTCGACGGAGCTACCGGTCGCCTTCGCTAGATCCTCCGCTCCGAGCTTCAGCTTGTCCATCTTCGAGATGATCGGGTCGACGACGTCCGCCGCTCCCTCGATGTCAGCGAGCCCGACGACGAAGCCTTCCGCGACAAGCTCGCCGATCTCCTGAGTGAGCCTCGACGGAGACGAGATGAGGAAGACGTCTTCGAGGATCCGCTTCGTCTCGTCCTTCAGTCGTCGGATCACCGGATCGAGAAGAGCCGTCGTCTGAGTCTCGATCCCTTCCGCGACTCCGCCGACGAGCGCGCCTCCCGCCTCGACGCCGATCACCGCGAGGTCGTCCGGGAGAGCCTCGAACTCCGCCGACCCGAGGATCGAATTCACTGTCCCCTCAGCGAGAGCCGTACCGATCTCCCCGCCCGCCGCTTCCGCCTTCGCGTCGACTTGTCCGGGGATTAGTTCAAGCTGCTTCCCTAGCTCCTCGCCCGCCGCCTGTTGACGAAGCTGGATCCCGCCGTTCAGATCGTCCGCGATCCCCTGAAGGTCCGCCGCGTTGTTCGCTCGGATCGTCCGGATCCGGTCGATGTTCTCCTCCGCCTTCGCTAGCTCCGCGTCCGTGAGACGAGCCGCTTCCGCCGCGAGAGCCGCGCCCGCTTCCGCTCCCTGACCTTGGATCTCCGCCGCGAGATCGGTCGCGCCACGATCGACGAGAGCCCGAATGTTCCCGACGAATTGCGCGGCTTCGAGAGTCTTCGTCGTGAAGGTGTCTAGGAAGCTCTGAAGCGAGACCGACCCCTTCTCGTTCAATTCGGCGAGAGCCTCGGACGCTCCGGGGAGGGACTCGATGACTTGATTCGCGAAGTCGATCACCGGTTGACGAGCCTCGGAGACGTCCGCGGCGAGATCCTCGAACGTGATCCCGAGCGAGGTCGCTTGCTCCTGAATGTCCGCCGCGCTGAGCGCGCCCGCCGACGCCGCGAGCCAGAACTCATCGGTCGCCCGAGCCGCTTCCGCGAGACCTCGGAGGTACGGGTCGAGCGCCGCGTTCTGCTCGATGAACGCCGCGACGACGTCGTCTCCTCGACGAGCCAGATCGAGAGCCGCCTCCGATGAGAGACCGAAGCTCGTCTGAAGGTTGCGCGCCTGAGTGATAAGAGCCGTCTCCGCGCGAGCGATGGATTCGAGCCCTACCGCCGCGGACTCGAAGTCCCTTGACTGGCCCTTCTCGAAGAAGTCGCCGAAGAGTCCGCCTCTGTTCCCCGCGAGAGCTTCCCGGTTCGCGACCGCGGTAGCTGTCACTTCCGAGAGAGCCCGCTCTAGTTCCTCGATGGACTGGACCGACTGACCGGTCTCGACGAACGGAGCGAGGAAGTCCGAGACGTTCTGCTCGCCTTCCTCGACTTGACTGTTTACGAACGAGATCGCCGCTCCGATCCCGAGGATCCCTACCGCCGCGGGACCCGCGAGACCTCTCATCCGTTCGAGAGCCGAAGCGGACGAGATGAGGTTCGTCGCTACCTTCGTCGCGGCGAGCGCGCGGAGAGCCGCGTTCAATGCCACGAACCCGACGACCGCCGCCTTCAGAGGATCCGGGATGATGTCGAGGATCCCCGCGACGACGTCGAGCGCGCCTCCGAGAGCCTGAGCCAGAGGTACGAGACCCGCCATCGCTGGCTGAAGCCCGGAGAGAGGGTCGTCCGCGAGCGGAGCAAGCGACGCGAGGATCTCCCCGAAGACCGCAGCGAGAGCCGTGAGCGAAGGCTGAGCCGCTTCCGCCGCCGCGAGCAACGGGTCGAGGAGAGGCTCGCCGAGAGTGTCGAGGGTCTCCTCGAACTCACCCCGGATCGCTCGGAACTTGAAAGCGATATTGTCCGCACCCTCGTTGATATCGGTCGAGAGGGATCCCCCGAGCTTCTCGACCGCAAGCTGAGCGCCCGCGAAGGACTTCTCCGCGACCGTCAGATCCGACGCGATGGTCTTCCCGGTATTCGCGAACGCCCGAGCATTGATCTCCGCCGTCGATAGCGAGACGTTGTAGTTCGCGAGGAACCGACCGCCACGAGCGAGAGCCGTCGTGAGCCCCTGAGCCGCGTCTCCGACGTCCCCAAGCGAAGGCTTCAGAGCTACCGCCCGAGCCGCGAGAGCGATGATGTTCTCCGTCGCGTCCGCGATCTGAGGCTCCGCGATCTGGGAGGATCGGCCTAGCTCGAAGATGTTCGCCGCCGCGTTCTGAAGAGCTTCGTCGTCGGAACCGAGACGGACCCCGAGGGTCTGAAGATCCTCGTTCAGACCGCCGACGTCGATCCGGTTCACGTTGTCAGCGAACTCACCTAGCGACAGATTGAACCGCTCGGTCGCCGACCTCGAAGCGAGCCCCGCGTCGAAGAACTCTTTCCCCGCGATCGTGAGGACGCCGATCACTCCCGCCGCCGCCGCGCCCCGAGCCCCGAACCCTTCGAGGATCCCGGTCGCTCGACTGAACTCCCCGCCCGCGATCGCCGCCGCCGCGTTCGCCTGACCGATCCCCGCCGCCGCCTCTTGTCCGCCTTGTCCCGCCGCAGAGCCCGCCGCCGCGACGTCCCCTAGTGAAGCTGCCGCCTCGTCGATCCCGGTCGTATCGACCTCGATCGCGACGGTCGTATCCGACAGGGAGTCGAGAGCCGCCGCCGCTTCTGTGATGTCCGCCGTTACCTCGACCTCGGAGTCCGCCGACGAGATCGCCTCGTCGATCGCGAACGTCAATTGACCCGCGTCGGGGTCGAGGGTGATATCGGTATCCGCCGAAGCGATCGCCTCGTCGATCGCCGGAGTGACCTCGTCGACGTTCGCCTCGAAGTCGAGGGTCAGATCGGGAAGCTCGATCGAGGTAACCGCCGCCTCGAAGGACTCCTGAGCCGTCTTCGCCGCGGAGACGAACGCGCTCTCTAGTTGTGAGACCGCCGACAGAGCTTCGGAGATGTCGAGGCTCAGACGATCTTCGAGTCCGCTCACGCGCCGATCCTAAAGGACGCCCATCCGGTAGTGGTAGGACCGTAGCTCGACGTCGGGAGCGTCCTGGCCCATCGCTCGCCGCGCGCGGTTCAAGACGTTCGGGTCGATCCCGCCTTCGCTGAACCGCTTCCCGACGACCGACGCTGTCGGATCATCGTTCCCGGAACGGTCGAGCCCGACGCCGAAGAACGCCGCGACCTCCCAGATCTCTAACGCTCGGACCTCGGGCGGAGTCACGCCGCGCTCTCCCGCCGAAGCGAAGAGCGAATAGACCTCCCCTTTCACTCCGGGGAGGAGAGGTTCGGTTCGGGGTTCCCCTGGCTCTAGCTTTCGCCAGGGACCGTAGGGCGCGAGCGCCAGTGTTCGATGAGATCCGCGACCCAGTCTCCGAAGACCTCCGCGGGGAAGTCGTCGGGGTTCGGGTCTTCCTTCTTCTTGTCGAGCGTCTGAAGTGTCGCTGTGAGGAACTCGACGCGCGTCTTCTCGCCCATCGCCCGGACTTCTCGACTCTTCTTCCGGATGAGATCCGCGACTTCGTTCGCCCGGTCCGACGTCCGCTCCTCGACAGTGTTCAGCGTTCGTCCCTCGACGATGAGCGCGTTCACTTCACGAGCGAGCGGAGCGGACTCATCCTCGAACGCTTCGAGCCGTTCGCGAAGCTCGATGAACTCCCCCATCGTCGGACGTCGAAGCGTGACCGTCTTCGAGATGAGAACGACCGCGACCGTTCCGTCCGGATTGAACTTCAGAAACTCGACTCCCATTACCTCACCCCTTGCTCTCGGTTGACTTGCACACTACGGAAGCGAGACGACGAGGACGAGATCCCATCCGCCCATCCCGCCTTGCGGTTCGATCACGGAGAGACCCTGAGTGAAGTCAATCTCCGTACAGCCGATCGCGCCATCGAAGAGCGTCCCGTCCGCCCATGCTCCGATGGCTCCATACCAGATCGCTTCACCCTCGTTCGCGAGGTCGAGCGCGGAGTCTTCGTACTCCTGAGCGGGAAGCGCGTTCCCGTTGTCATCGAGCGTCGGAACGCACTTGAACCGCGAGACGTGAACGGTCCACTTCGACTCGATCTGACAGACCGCCTTATGCGGACGCGTCGCGGTGATCGTCTCCGTCCAGACGACGAGGGAATCGCAATCCGCCGCGGGTCGTCCGTGAGCTACGTAGTTCCGTTCGGCATCGGGGACCCAAGTCATCGCCTCAGCGAGAAGGGATTCGAGGAGGTCTGAGATCGCCATCGAACGAGGATCGTAGTCGACTCGTATGATCCCGATATGTATCCCCTGACCAGGGACTTTCCCGATACTTGTCGACGGTACTTGACGACGTCACGAGGAGATGCTTTACTGAAGTCATGACCTCCACCCAGACCTCAGCCGATCTCCTCCTCTCCCTCGCCGCGCAAGTCGCGGAAGCGAAGACCGAAGCGGAAGCCTCGGATCTCTACTTCCTCGCCCGCGGGGTCTTCTACTCCGAGAGCGACGCGGGGAACGCGACCTCCGAGCTTCGCTCAGCGTGGAACGACGTCGCCTTCGCTTGCACCGCGCGAGCCGAAGCGAAGAAGTCCTCGGTCTACGGACTCGTCACCTTCTCGGACGGTTCGAGCTACGGAGGTCGCCAGTCATGAAGACCCCGTCGAAGTTCAAGTTCAAGCGGTACGGCGCGGGCTCCTACGAAGTGACGAGGCTCGAAGACGAGAGGATGATCGGGACGGTCTGGTCAGATCGTCTCGGATGGTCGAATCGGTTCGCGGATGCGGGAGGCTTCACTCACTGGCCATCACGCGAAGCCGCCGCTCGGTCGCTCTCGATGAACGTTCCCGTCGACGACAAGAAGTCGAAGGTCTGGGTCTCGGTCGTTCACGAGGGACGCTCGATCTCGTTCATCGCCGAAGTCCTCGACGCCGACGTCGCGAAGCTCGACCCCGAGAAGGTCTTCCATGGGTCTTGTGCGATCACGTTCGAGGGACGCGGGATCATCGCTGGCCATCTCTGGGCAGTGAAGGACGAGTCGTGAGGATCTTCGTCCCGCGAGGGACTGGCATCGTCGGACGCCGCGCTCCTCAGCGCGCGACGCTCGACGACTTCGCTCTCGGACGGAACGGAGGGATCGTCTTCGCTCCGGGACATCGCGTCGAGGGAACCGCGATCGTCGTCGACCCGAGCCCGGAACTCGAAACTTACGTCGCCGAGTGTGAGATGAAGGGAGACGTCAAGCTCGCCGTCTCCGTCTGGCTTCCCGACAAGGGAACTCGAACTCACGTCGACGTCTGGGCCGCGCCCGAGGGAGAGCCAGTCATGGAGCTACCGCTCTCGTCTCGCTTCCCCGGTTACTTCTCTCGCCGGGTCGAGCCGAAGCCGAACGAGCTTCAGCGTTGTGAGATCGTCTCGCCCGAGTGTGAGGTCGTCGGGACCGTCGTCTATGTCGCGATCCGTCGACGTGAGGGAGGGACAGAGTACGGATGGCGACCGCTCTCGACCTCGAACCGGAAGACCGTCCTCACGACGAAGCTCGACGCCGTAGCGAAGCTCCCTCACTTCATCGCCTAAGCGTCCGGAGGAAGCTCCGCGTACGCGTCGACGAGGAAGTCATGCCACTGAGCGATCGTGAAGTCCCACCATCCCGAGCCTCGGTAGCCCGGATGGTCGACCCATCGGAAGCGGACGATCCGACCTCCCATCCGCGCCCACGGAAAGACGAGCAGAGGTTCGCCGCGGATGAACCTCGGCCACTTCCCGAGCCCGTCGTACGGCGCGCCAGGGTTCGCCTTCGGAGCGATGACGTGAGGTCGGGTTCCGTCGTTCACGTAGCGAGCCTGAGGAGTGTCCGCCTTCGCGAGATACGTGATCGTCGAAGCCGTGAACGAGTCCTCTCGGACGGTCGTCGCGCGCTGAGTGTCGCCGCTCTTCTTGTGGGGAGCGAAGTTCCGCCGTAGCTCGGTCTGCATCTTGACCGCCGCTCGACCCGAAGCTCGACGAGCGCGGGACGCGACCCTCCGCTCGATCCGCTTCCCGAGATCAGTCGTCGCCATGATTGAACTTCTGACGGAGCCAGCGGTTCGAGCCCGGAGTCGGCTTCCGTTGTCCGCCGACGACGAGCGCGACCCCGACGATCGAGAGGATCACCCAGATTCCGAGGATCACTAGGAGGAGAGTCATGGCGGAATGACCTCGCGGTAGGTAGGCCATATGGCCTACTCCCTGTCTAGTACCCTCGGGGTCCCGAGTCAATCGCGGGGAGGAGGAGCGTCCGGGTTCGTCGCTACGTCGATCGCCGCCACTCGTCCCGCGATGAGGTCCCGATGATCCTCCGCCGAAACGTGAATGAAGGTCTGGTCGATCTTCTTCCGTATGTCCTTCGCGTTCCCCGCCTCGTCGATCCCGAAGAAGTCGTCGAGCTTCTTCTCGATCCTCTTATCCCGCTCCCGATCCTCTTCCGTATACAAGTCGTCCTCCTCGTCAAGTCGAGCCGCGACTCGGGCTCTGAACATACGCGCCGACCAGGAGACCCGAGGGACCCCTCCGGAGTACCAGTCGCCTCCTCCGATCCAGTCCCCGCGCGGGTCGATCTTCCGACCGACCGGACGCGCCCATTCGTAATGACTACAGAACCTCTCCGCTCCCCGGTCGAGATGGCGGAGCAGAGCCGTTACGGTCCGCTCGAAGGCGTCGATCGCCGGGATCGTCCAAGGTTCCCCGATGCCGTCGTTCTCCCATTCGATCCCGATCGTGTCGCTATTCCCGAGCCGGATCCCTGGCCAAGCTCCTGAGCCCGCGTGATTCCCGATCCCGGAAGCGATGACGTCGACGGTTCCGTCTCGACCTCCGAGGATCGAGCAGAGCGGACCGGGGAGGTCGGGTCGTCCAGTGATACAGATCGAGTGAGACGGGAGGTTCCCGCTTCGACGGTTGCTCGCCGTATGGTGACCGATCACGCCCTCGATCTCCCGAGTGAACTCTCGTCCTCGGGTCTGCCATCCGGGAGCCGTGATGACTCGGAGTCCCTCGTCTCGGAGGACGTCCGGGAGCCAGAGGAGCCGCATCGCCGAGAAGCTAGCTCGGGCTCCCGACCCAGACGCGGAGAGCCTCGACGGAACGCTCGACCTCGGAGCCCGCGTACGGATAGACCTCCGCCGCCATCTCCCGCCGTACGTCCCGCCAGACGTCGAGGTCGTCGAGGACCCGGATCCCTGCTCCCGCCCACGAGAGAGCGAGATCCCTCGGGGTCCCTCCCGCCCGGATCCTCGGACCGATGTCCGCCCATCGCCAGAAGCGGAGACCATGCTCGACCTCGGGTCGCCATCGAGCGGAGTCGAGGACGACGACCGGGATCCCGAGAGCCGCCGCCTCGAACCCCGCCGACGAATTGTCGAAGCTCACGACGTCTGCTCGACGGACGACCTCGGAGAAGTCCCGGACCGGTTCGATCCCGACCGAGCGGTACACCGTCTCGACCCGATCCCAGAGCCGCGGGTGAGCGTGACCGAGGATCTTCCCTGGCCAGATCGTGACCAGATCGACGAGCGACGGAGCGAACTCGGAGAACGCCGAGAACGACTCCGGGGAGACCCGGCATTCCCAATGCCAGACGAGAGCCAGAACGGGACGGGAGGGAGGCTCTGAGAGCCTCTGAGAGCCTCGGATCTTCCGGAGGTCCGAGAGTCGGGGTGATCCGACGACGACGCTTCTAGGCCCGTACAGAGCCTCGTTACGTCGAGCGACCTCCTCGTTCGTACAGAGGAAGAGCCCGATCCTTCCCCGCTTCGCTCCGCCCGCGTAGCTCGGGTGAGGCTTCTCGCCCGGAGTCTCGTAGCTCTGTCCCGAGCCATGCTCGACGAGCGCGACTCCCGCTCCCCATCGAGCCGCCGCGTGAGCGTCCCCGATCCCGGCAGTGAGGACCCTCTTCGCTCCCTCGACCCGAGCCCGAGCGCCCCGTCCTCCCCGCCGTCGACGACCGTTCGCCTCGACGACGAGAGGGTGATCGCCGAGCGGAGCCCGCTCGAAGAGGACGTCGCCTCGAAGCTCCTCGGGGAGACCCCGCCAGATCGGCGCGAGATGGTCGAGGTAGTGAGGCTGAGACGCGTAGACGTCGATCACTAGAGGACCGACTCCCACCATCCCCGGAGAGCCTCCCACGAGCGAGCCTCCGCCCACGAGCGGACGAAGACCGAGGTCTTCTCGTAGTGCTCCTCATCGTCGAGGAGAGCGTTCACGTACCGGGCGAGAAGCGGAGGTCGGGTCTGGTAATGGACGATCTGATTCCCGCGCATCCGACGCGCGCCGATCCTCGACGACGGGACGAGGAGAGTCCCTGGCCACTCCATCTCTCGATATCCGCCGACGTCGAGGAGGACGGTCGGGATCCCCATCGCCGCCGCCTCTTGCATCGGGAGACAGAGCCCGCCGTACCGTCGAGGGAGAACGAGGACGTCCGCCTTCACGAAGACGTCGAAGTAGTTCGTCAGATCCCGGACGATCGGACGTCCCTCCTGAACCGCTAGCTCGACGGGAACGTGAAAGAGCTTCGCCGCCTTCTCGACGAGGAGCGTCCCGTTCCGGTCTCTGCCGACGATGCGCCCCGCGGGATGAACGAGACGGAGAGGTTCGTCGAGCGGACGGATCCTCGGATAGTCGAAGCGATCGAGAGCGATCGGGATCGGGATCGTCATCGTCGGAGACGGGAGCTTGAACGGAGACCAAGGGGTCGGGTTCACGAAGAGGTCGGGACCCTGACCGGGACCGTACGTCGGGAGGTACTCCGGCATCACGACGAGGACCGTCCGGATCCCCTTCTCCCGCGCCATCGGGAAGAGGTCGGGACCGTACGGGGTCTCGAACGTGAGGACCGTCGAGCAACCGTCGAGGAAGTCGCCGACCTCGTCGCGCGTCGGGAAGCCTGACGTCCAGTGAGTCGACGCCGGGAACCTCGACCGGACAGGAGCATACGAACGCTCCCCGGAGAGGTCGATCCCGAGCACCTTCCCCGGTCGGAGATGGCGGACGAACTCCCATCCGATCGTGCCGAGTCCCGTCGAGTCCGCGCGCCCCACGATCCCGAGCGTCATCGCTGAGCCCGAACGCGAGCCTCGACGTCTCGACAGAAGCTCGGAGAGAAGAAGAGACGGACCGGTCGACGGAAGCAACGGAAGCCGACCCAGAGGACGAAGACCTTCCCGCCCTTCGAGTCGCGCCGCTCCCGATAGATCATCCCTGGCTGAGCCGTCGAGCGGAAGTACGGAGTCATCGGAAGCTCGGGGAGCCGAGTCGGTAGTTCGTGAAGAAGAGCATTCCGCCCGTCGACGCTCGACCCGACGTCTCGATCCATCCGTACTCAGCGAGCTTGACGACGATCGGTCCGAGGAGCCCCGGATCGAGGTCGGTTAGGTGCGGCATCTTCGGTCCGTGGAACTCCATCGCCAGACGGTCGACCCGTTCGAGGACGTCGTCGATCCCTCGGAAGATGTCGACCTCGCCGCCTTCGCAATCCATCTTGACGAACGAGACCCGATCGAAGCCTCCGAGGACGTACGCGATCGAGTGAGCGACGACCTCGCGTCCCTTCGCCTGAGCGGTAGCTCGGGCTCCGCCTCCCTCGCCAGTGACCCGGATCTTCTCCGAGGTCGAGTCCGTCACCGCGACTGGCCAAGTCTCGACGACGTCGCGGACCCCGTTCGAGATCACGTTCGAGACGAGAGCCTCGAAGGTCTCGGGCTGAGGTTCGTACGCGACGACGAGCTTCGCCCCGAGCTTCGCAGCGAGGACCGAGAACGCTCCGAGGTTCGCTCCGATGTCGACGACGATCCCGCCTCGGACGTAGTCCGGTCGAAGGCGGTAGTCGTTCCGCTCCCAGACTTCATGGATCGCGTACCGGTCGGTCTTTCCCTCGACGACCTCGAAGGTCCCCTCGATCTTCGAGATCCCCCGACGCGCTCCGAACGTCACCGTCTCCGGGACGACTTGTAGCTCGCTCATCCGATCACCTTCCGAATCTCTCGAAGCGCGTTCACTCCCCGAGCCGCGATCTCCCCGGTCCCGGAAGCGATCGTCCCTTCTAGCTCGAAGTCCTCGACGATCCTCCGGATCTGAGCTAGCTCGTCGTCGAGCTTGTCGACCCGAGACCGACACTCGTCGAGGTAGTCCCGATCATCCGCTCTGCTCGCTCCCCATCCCATGACGTCTCCTCAGTCGATACCGGGGTCGATCCCGAACGGGAAGAGGTACGTCTCCTCGCCCGGATCCCCGTTCCACTTCGCCCGGTAGTAAGCCGCTTGACGTTCGTAGTCGACGTCGACCCATCCCTCCCGCCAGGACCGAGCGTGACCCTTGTCGGTATAGCTCTCCCGGACGTCGACGACCGACATCGTCACGCCTTCGAGCATCATCCTCCGCTCATAGTCAGTGTCCTCGAAGTAGATCGGCCAGAAGCCGACGTCGAAAGGACCGACACTCCTGAGCGTCTCGTGATGCAACGTGACCAGATGCCAAGCCTGAAGCGCCCGGACCCCGCCTCTCGGGGTCGTCTCAGCCGCCATCTTCTGAGCGACCGTCCCGCCGTCACGGAAGACGACCGCCTCCGAGACGATCACGAGCGGAGCCTCGGACCGGATCGCCCACGAGCGACCGACGTTCCATGACGCGGAGCATCCGAGGTTCGTTCCCGGACGGACGTAGCGGAAGAGCCTCGAAGCGAGCAGAGGGTCGAGACCCTCGACGGAATTGTCGACGACGACGAGAGCGTTCTTCACGATCGAGCCTCGGATCGAGCCGATCGTCTCCGCCGCCCATTCGGGTTTCAGCATCGGGAGAACCCAGATCGGGAGGTTCATCGGAAGTATTCGTTCTCGACGATGTCTAGGAGAGCTTGCATCCGCTGAGAGTAGGTATGTCGCTCCAACGTCTGAAGGATCGCCTTCCTCCTCATCGCGTCTCCCCGCTCGGGGTCGTCGAGGAGCGCGTCGATCTTCTGGCCTAGCTCGATGAAGTCGCCGAACCGGTACGTCTCGAAGTGAAGACCGGGGTCGTACTCTGCGGCGAGCCCGACGATCTCGGGGTGAACGAGGACCCCGCCTCGACCGAGCGTCTGATAGATCCGGTCCGACCAGTAGTAACCGTGAGCGAAGCCCGGACAGAACGAGTCGCCGACGACGACCTTCGCCGTCGCGTAGAGACGATTCAGATCGTCGCCGTGGATCCGCTTCCCGTCCTCAGGGAAGACCCGGAACCGGTCGCCGTAGCGGAGCTTCAGAAACCGGAGGACGTCCCCCCGGTACTGCCACTCGGAGAGGTAGCTCTGTGCTCCCCCGACGAAAGCGACATCGCAATCGAAGCGGGGATCTCGCGCGCCTCGGTAGACCTCGTCGTCCGGGATCGCTCCGCAGAGCCAGCGATGACGGATCCCCTTCGTCGACCAGAACTCCGACGACGTCCCGCCGTCCGCAGTGAAGACGAAGTCCGCTCGCCACCATGGCGCGTGACCGACCTCGAAGCCGCGACGGAGACCCGTATAGATGTCCAAGTGATACGAGACGACCGGGACGTAGCTCGCTCGGATCTTGTCGAGGACGCCTTCGGTATTCCCTCGGATCGGACGCGCGGTGAGGAAGAGGAGATCGAAGCTCCGCCTCTCGGCTCGACGGACGAGATCCGACCATGACGTCTCCGAGGACTCGATCCTCTCGACGCTCTGACCGAGCCGTTCGAGCGCGTCCGCGACGTGAACCTCCGTATGCCAGGAGACGCGGAATCCGCCGACGTACGCGATCCTCATCTCCCGGATACTAGTCCTCGATCCATCGCCGCTCACAGATCTCACAGCCGCAATCCCAGATGGAGCGCGACGGAGCGTGACCGAGGAGGTCCCGCTCGGGCTCGTCGAGCTTCGGCTCGGGTCGAGGAAGGACGAAGTACGACCGACGCGAAGCGAAGCTCTCTCCGAGATCGCTCATGACATCACGACGGAGTATCGACCGGACGCGTCCGGAGTGATGAACGAGACGGAGCCAGTCCGCCACGCGACGCCGACCGTCTTCGAGTCCGCAGAGACCGAGACGATCTTCCCGCGCAGACCGCCGACGATCGAGCCGTCGAGGATCTCGCGTCCGACGAGAGGGTGAGTCGTCGTCATCGGGTGATCCCGACATCTCGAACCGGGAACGCGATCTTCTTCACCTTCCCGCCACGAGTGAGGAAGCGGACGACGACTCGCGTCCGCCCGATCTCCTCGACGCGTCCGCGGTAAGTGTCGCCGTACTTCGGAACGACGACGACGGTCTCGGGAGCGAAGAGAGCGAGGTACTCCGCCTCGGTCAGAAGCTCGACCTCGACGACCTCTCCGTGAATCTTCACGAAGCCGAGATGACCGCAGCGGAAGACGTGAACGTCTGCGCCGCGCTTCTCGATGCCGGTCGCGTAGAAGACCTCGCCGCGCGTCGTGACTTTCACGATCGGCGCGCCTGGCTTCGGGGTGATCGTCGGGATCTCGGTCGTCGTCATACGAGAAGAGTACGTCGAGATTCGTCGACTCGTCAAGTACCTTACATTCTCCCTGGTCAGGATAGGTACTTGACTTCTGCTCCCGGTTTGCTAAACTCCTCTTCATGACGACTACAACTTCCATCGCCGCCCGCCGTCTCGTCGCGTACCTCGATGCCGACGAGACCTCGACCGAAGTTCCCGGTTCGCCGGGACGCATCACCGCCAACCGTCCCGCTCTCGCTCGACTGATCGACGAGCTTCGCCTCGCCATCGCCGCAGAGGACGCGGAGGTCGAGCGATGATGAAGCGGATCTCCGTCCCGACGATCTTCCTCGACGACCATCTCTCGCGAGACCTCGCCTTCATCGCGAAGGACGAGACCGACCCCGCGACTCCCCGAGCGATCTGGCTCTCTCGAACCGGAGTGAAGACGACCGCGATCGTCTGCCGCATCGAGACCGTCCGAGAGCTTCTCTCCGACGCTCGCTACTACGCCGACCTCGACGTCGAGCGCGACGACTTCCTCCGCTCGATCGTCGGCTCCGCTAGCTCGACCGTCCGCTCCATCGAGCGTCAAGTTCTCCCCGAGCACCTTCACCCCGAGGACGTCCGATGAGCGCGCGTCTCACCGGACGTGACGCGCTCACGCCGAAGCCCGAGACGATCATTCCGCCCGCGCCGTTCACCATCGGCTCATGGGTCCGAGTGAACGGATGGCATGGTCTCTACCGATGCCAGGGAGCGAACCGCGACGGGTCGCTCTGTCTCTACGGAGGAGCCGCGGGACGCGCCTCGTACCGTCACGTTCCTGTCGACCGTTGTCGCCTCGCGACGAAGGCGGAGATCCGGAGGGTCGACTCGTGATCGACCTCGTTCGCCGCATCGCCCGGAAGCTCGACGCGTTCTTCGGGTTCACCCGAGACGACGACTTCGAGATCCTCGACGCGCTCGACTTCGATCCCGAGGACGAGCAGTGACCGAGCATCGGACGATCGTCGACGCGAAGACCTTCGACGAGATCGCCGCCGCCGCAGAGGAGACCGGGACGCGTCCGCTCGACGCGCTCGACGGGATCCTCGACCTCGTCGGCTTCTTCCACTCTCCCCACGGACGAGGGATCGCCCGCGCTCACGTCGACTACTACGCGCATCGGAACTTGACGGTCGAGGGAGGGAACGTCCCGCTCTCGATCGACCCCGCCTTCGCTCACGAAGCGGAGGGTCAGCTTCTCACCCGAGGATGGCTCGCCCTCTTCGACGACGTCATCGGCGGGAGCGGGACGGTCTACGTCACTCCCCGGATGGTGAAGATCATCTCCGACCTCGCGAACGCGCTTCCCGACGACCCGACGCTTCGACCCGAGGACGTCCCGCTCGAAGTCGGGACGGTCTGGCTCGGGTCGCCCCTGACGCTCGGAGGCTCGATCGACGCGACCGAATACTTCGAGGGTCTCGCCCGCTCGAACCGGGTTCCGGTACGCGTGATCGGATGGACAACGCGTGAGCGCGTCACGTCGAAGACCGAGGAGATCGCCGGAGACCTCGACGGTAAGGGAGTGACGATCCTCAGCTTCACTCGGGGACGCGAGATCGCAGAGCTAAACCGCCACTCGAAAGCGTTCCAAGAACCGAACTCGAAAGGCGAGACCGCGATCGGGCTCATCGAGCGGGAAGGGATCTCCTGGGTCCCCTGGGAAACGATGGGATGGGGATTCGATGCACCATGGCGCGCCGCGACCGAGGAGGAGACCGCTCGCCTGAACGAGAGCCCGCCCTCTTGGACGCGGGACGAGAAGCTCGCCGGGATCCCCGAGCCGAAGCTCCTCGAAGGCGAAGCCGTGAAGAACGAGGAGCAGACGATCATCCGCCGCTTCCTCTTCGCCTTGTGGCGACTCATGACCGAGGAGGTCGCCGTCGAGGTCCCCTACCGTCCCGAGCGCCACGCTCAGCGGAGGGTCGCCCGGTCGAAGCGTCCCGACCTCGCCGTTCGGGTGATCCATCTCCGCCGTCTCTACGACCCCGCCGTCGCTCTGAGCGACGAGGAGCGAGCGGAGCGGAAGCGTCTCGACCGCCAGTATTCGCACCGGTGGCGCGTCCGGGATCACTGGCGCTGGCAAGCGTACGGACCGGGGATGAAGCTCCGGAAGCGGATCCGGGTCGAGTCCTACGTGAAGGGTCCCGAGGGAAAGCCTCTGGTCGAGAAGCCTCGGATCTATTCGGTCGAAAGGTGAGGAAAGGTACTTGACGAATCCGCTCGGGGATGCTTTACTAGATCCATGCGCAAGGGAACCCACCTCGTCAAGTGCTCGATCTGCGGATTCGAGGGTCTCGCGATCATCGGTCGCCACGGAACCCCGACCTTCGTCCAGTACCACAAGGCGCAGAATGAGCACCCTCAGCAGAGCGCCGGGGTCACTTGCGCCGGATACTTCAGCCACGATCACGAGATCGTCCGGGAGGTCTGAGCCATGACTTGGGATGAAGCCTTCGATCTGAACCGGGCGGACGTCGTCGTCGAAGCTGACGACGTCGAGCCCGAGAACGTCTGGACCCCCGAGGATCTCGACGAAGCCGCAGACCGCGAGGAGATGGACCGGTACTACCGCTCCCTTCCCGAGCGTCCCGAGGAGATCTCAGCGTTCGAGGCTTACCTCGACGCTCTCGACACAGAGGAGAAGCACCGCTCATGATGAACGCTCGAACCGCTGAGTACGTCTCGCCCGCCTCGATCACGAGGCTCAGGGTCGTCGAGGATCCCTCGGACGGAATGTTCCGGGTCGTCGCCGACTACCGCTCCGAGCGGATGGTCCCCTCCGGAGTGATCCTCTGGGAGCCGTCGCTCTTCCGTCTCTCGGCAGAGAACCGGGAGGACGTCGCTCTTCACCATCTCATCCGCCTCGCCGCGGAGGTCTCTCCGTGACCGAGGGTGAGATCGAGGAGATCATCGAAGCTCTCGTCGAGGAGATCGCCGAGAAGGCGGAGGACTCGAAGAAGCTCTCTCAGGAGGAGTCGATCGAGATCCTCGGTTACCTCTCCTCGTACTGCCGCGACCGGGTGACCGAGATCCGCCGCGAGATGGAGTCGTGAGCGTCGAGCGCGTGAGCTACTTCATCGTCACTTGTGACCGATGCGGGACCGTCACGGATCCTCCGGGGTCGACGATGAGCGAGGCTCGACTTCACGCCCGCTCCGAGGGATGGAGCCGGAGTCGACGTCGAGCGTTCGCGGACGACCTCTGTCCCGTCTGCTCGAAAGCCCTCAGATCGCCTCAGAGCCCCGGAGTCGACTCGAAGCCGCCGTCGTCGCCCTAGCTCTGAAGGACGTCTCCTGAGAGACGAGAGACGCCTTGCTCGCCGCAGAGGATGAAGTCCGGGTTCACGAAAGCGGGACGTCGGTTCCGAGCCGCGTACCGTTCCGCCGCGAGCCACGAGTCCGACTCGGAGAGCCCGGTCAGACCCGCGACGAGGAAAGCGTTCGGGTCGCCGATGACCATCGTCACGCCTTGCCGCGCGACGGACTGGACCCGAGCGGGGAGCTTGCATCCCGGATCCCCCGAGCAAGCCTTCCCTAGCTCCCGCGCGTACGCGATCGACGCCATCTGACCGGGGAGAGGAGGAGCCTGGCCATAGGTGAACCGGACTCCCCACGTCCCCGGATCCCCGAAGGGGAGGTCGAGCCTCTGGATCCCTGGCCACTTCTGCCGGTTCCCGTCGACGTCCGCCATCCGCAGGAGGAAGCGACGGTTCAAGATCTGGTACTCCGACGCGTCGAGAAGCTCGCCGTCGATCTCGACCTCGATGATCTCCCGGAGAGGGTACGCGCCGAGGGTGAGCTTCGAGACGCCGTGATGACAGCACGAGCACGAGTCCCGGCAGCATCGCCCGTCATCGCAGACCGAAGGCGGACGGACGAAGTCCTCACAGATCCCCGGATACCGCTTCGCTGAGAGGAGGTAGAGGAGATACGTCGACGCTCGGAGGAGGTTCGTCAGACCGAAGAGACCGTCGTCCTCGATGTCATCGAAGCCCGGACAGAGACGAGCCTCGTCGTTCGTCGCCCACGAGCCGCAGAGCGGGAAGTCGTCACTCATGAGCGGAGCCTACGATCTGACGTCGGGGTCGAGCACGATCCCCGCTCCCGCCGCGATCTGCTCGATCCATGAGCCGTGAACGACGAGCGTCTTCCGGGTCTCCTCGTGGCTCCTGAGGGTCTCCTCGTGCCCCTGAGTGAGATCGTCGATCGCGTCAGCGATGAGCTTCCGGAGATCGTCGCGTTCCCTCCGCTCTTCCTTCAGAGCTTCCGCGAGCGCGCCGAGATCCGCGCTCATCGTCGAGAGGCTCGCCGAGATCGAGCCGATCTTCTCGTCGACGACTTTCCCGATCGAGTCCCGGAAGTCCTCACGCGCGCTCTTCATGAGCCATCCCCAGAGGAGCCGCATTCCTCCCGACAAGACGAGCACGGAGAGCGCGATTATCGACGCGCGCCCGACGTCGACAGTGAGGCTCTGACCTATGACCGCGGAGAGAGACACCGATCACGGAGTCCCCGTACCGCGTGACCCCATCGGCCTAGACGTCTAGCTCGCTACGAGAGCCTGGTAACCGCAGACCGCCTCGGGGATCTCGTCGTCGAGGAACGTCAACTCGGGACCCTCGGGACCCCAGATCGGGAAGTCGTTCGCGGGACCGTCGCCGATCGTCGGGTTCTCCGTCCCGATACCGGACACCGGGATCACGAGGATTCCCGCTTCGATCGTTCGCTGACCGGGAACCCAAGTCGTCTTCGGCCAAGCGAAATGGTGATAGAGCGGATCGCCCAGAGCGGAGACCGCCTGGCTTCCACCATCCCAAGCCTTCGACCAGATCTCCAAGGAGACGCCGTCCGAAGCGGGAGCCGTCGAGGACGGGAGGACGATACCGATCGTCCCGCCCGGAGTGACGAGGTCGCCAGTGATCGGGGTCGCGTCGAGCATGAGCGCGAGAAGCTCGTAGTCGTACTGGCATAGCTGAAGCTCCAACGTGACGCGCTTCAACTTGTCTTGCTCCTTGAAGTTCTGACAGATCGCCCCGCAACCGTTCTTCTGAATGAACTCCTCGCCCGTCTCGATCTCGTAGGACGTCTGGACTTGAATCAGGGAGTCGGTCACGTAGAGATTGTCGGCTCCGGGGTCGGGAGCGCCCGCCGCGTCGAGCTTGCCGACGCGCATCGCGCAAGCCTGAACGGATCCGAAGCAATGGGGATTCGGCATCGGTTACTCCTCCTCGGAGGTCTCGGTCCGCATCGTAAGCGGATCGGTCGCGTAAATGGAACGATCGGGGATCATGCGGGGACGTAGGAGGTCGAGAAGGCGGCATCGTCCATGAGAGCCTCAGTGATCGAGATGATCTCAGCGTGAGTAAGAGCCCGGTCGAAGCTCGCGAGGTTCGAGATCGTGACGTCCGGGAAGGCGAAGAAGCCGTCGTTCAGCGAGCCGACCCGGAGGTCGTTCCCGGACCCCGTCCCCGCTCCCTGAGCCGCGCCCCATCGGACCCCGTCGACGTACAAGAACTCCTGAGCGTTCCCGCCGCAGACGAGAGCGATCACCGCCACGCGTCCGATCGTGTCCGCCTCGGGGAAATAGGACGCATAGTTCTGCGCGCCGTCCTGAGTGAAGATCACATAGAGGTCGCCGCCCGCGGTGTTATTGATAACGAGGAGATCACTGTTCGATGCCTGAGAGACGCCGAAGTGACAGGAGCCGCCCGCGGGAGATCCGGTTCCTTGCCACGCGTCGACGCGCTGAAGCCAGATGAACGACCAAGTGCTCTCCGGTCCGACCGTCGTATCAGGCTTCGGGATCGTGAAGCCGTCGCCGTCGAAGCGGATCGAGTCGCCAGTCTTCGACGTGATCGGAGGCTGAGAGTAAGCCGCCGTCCCCTGAGCCGCCGTCGCGTGATTCCCGTTCCCGGACGCGTCCTGAATGAGCCCGGACGCGTCGTCCATTGGGTAGTAAGCGAACGGGGAGAGAGCGAGGATCACCGTCGCCGGGTCGTCCGCGTTCTCGCTCAGGCAGAAGGGACGGTACGCGCAGAAGTCACAAGAGCAAGCCGGAGTGAGCGCGAAGCCGAACGCCGTCCCGAGTCCCCAAGTACCGAGGGTCTCGATCGTCATATCGCCCGTCGCGCCGACCGCCGCGACCGGACGAGAGAAGCTCGCCAAACTGTCTTGGAAGAAGCCGCCTCCGTAGTGCCAGCGGATCGCGCCGACCGAGAACGGGTTACTTCCGTTGTCGGTCTTCCAGACTTCCCAGAGTGAATGAGGAGCGACCGTCGTCACGTCGCCAGTCGAGAGCGTCGAGCCGCCAGGAGCGAACCCTTCCGGGGTCGTCGGTCCGACGAACGGGGTCCCCGTCGCGATGACGCCGCGCCAGGACTTCCCGAAAGCGATGTTCGCTCCCGCCGCTCCGGAGTAGTCGACTTGATATGACGCGCTCGCCTCGCCGCTAGCTCGCTTCCAAGCCGCCGCGATATACGAGTCCGTGTCGGTCTCGAAGACGAGCGTCGGAGGGATCATCTCCTCGAAGCCCGCTGGCCAAGTCACGACGGGAGCCGCATTCGACTCGAACTCGTAGAGGGTGATGACGATCACGTCATCGTCCTCGGGGATCTCAGCGAACGTGACGGTTACGTCCGTCCCGCCGAACTCTAGATTCGAGATCGGAGCCTCGACGACGACCGGAGTCGTCGTACAGCATTCACACTCCGGGACGGGTTCGCAATCTGGACAAGCTGAGGACGGATCGCACTCGACGTCCGTATTGAACGCGACAGCGAGAACCGCTCCTCCCCACGTCTCCGGGTCAGTGACCTCGGGAGCCGTCCAGTCCGGGTTAGTCGCCGTCGCCGCGTTCTGGACTTGAAAGGCGGCATAGATCGCGCTTGCCGTGAACGCTACGCCGCCATGCTCCTCGAACATCTGATAGCCCGCGACGTACGGTCCGGTTAGGTCGTCGCCGCCCGTCATCGTGACGACGAGAGCGTGATCCGCCGAAGGGGTGATCGAGCCCGGACGGAGATTCCCCTCCGTGAAGGCGGATCCGTTGACACCGGACCCGACGTCGAAGACTCCCGAGATCGAGGGACCCGCGAACGCCGCGAGGACGACCGCTACCCCCGACTCGGACGGAAGCGTGACGTTGACGGTATGAGTCGCCGACGTTGTCGGGTTCTCCGCGTAATAGATGAACCCGAAGTGAGATCCGGGAGTGTCCTCGTCGAAGCTCGCCCACGTATTCCCCTCGGAGTCCGTGAGCGCGTCGGGAGATACTGGACAAGTGACGAACGCGACGAGCAGAGACGCGCCCGTCGTATCGAGAGGGTCGGTCGTCGCGTCGTCAATGTTCGCCCCGTACTCCGACCCGAGGAACTCGAAGCATGGAGCGCCCTCGCCCGGACAGTCGTCGGGGTCTATGTAGTCAGAGGGAAGACATTCCTCGCCGTCCGGACAGTCGCCGGGAGGAGTGTCATCGCATCCGCAATCGCGCCGCGAGCCAGTGACAACGGGAACGACCATCGAGCTACGAGCCGCTCGGATCGCAGCACGTTTCGCAGAGGTTCACGCGGACTCCCGCGTGACAGCATCCGTCCCACGTCGCGCCGACGACCCGCTCCGCGATCCAGTAAACGCGATTGTCGGAACGGTCGACCGCTTCCTCGATCGCGTCGAGCGACGGGAGTAGGACGATGTCCCCGAGCTTCACGTCGACGAGCCCGGTCGCGTACGCGTACGCCGTCTCCCCGGAAGCGTCGACGTCGCCGTCAGGATCCGAGCCGTCGTATCCCGCGCCCGCGACGATCCAATTATCGAAGAGGTCGAGGATGAGGTTCCCTTCGCGTCGGACGAGATCCTCTCTCGCCCAGATGTCGACGGTCGCTCGGGTCGCGTGGATCATCCCGCGTCCGCCCTCTGCGCATTGTGCTAGGTGCATCTGAAGCGCGGCGAGCGCGTAACCGCCCGGAGACGTCTCCGCGCCCGGAGTGAGATCGACGTAGTTCGGCGAGCCGCCCGCGAGGAAGAGATTCACCGCCGCGTCTCCGGACGCGTTGTCGCCGCGCCATAGCTCCCGCTCGATCTTCGGACCCTGGCTCGCTTCGAGCGACGAGCGGACCCGAGGTCCGATCTCGGTTCGAGGGATCCCGCCTAGAGACGTACAGACCCCGCCGACCCAGACGAACGACGGTACGTGCTGCACCGGATCGGGGAACGAGTCGATCTCTTTCGTCGTCGAAGCATCGCAACCGTTCGATTGCGAACCGCCTTCGAGACATCCGTTCGGAGCGAAGGTGTAACCGCCCTCCCACCGTCCCGAGCCGATCTGGACGCGCTGACCGAGAGTCGGGAGAAGCCCGACCGTCGACGGAAGGATCGGAGGTCCGGGGACTACGTCGAAGATCGGCGGCATCGCTTACCTCTAGAGCTAGGCGGACGGGACCTCAGGGACGGAGCCGGGGTGAGCGAACCCCGTCCCTGAGGGACTTCAGACCCGGTTAGGAACCGGGGACCGCGGAGCCGCCGCAGACGTCATCGAGGACGTCGGCGGGAGCGGAGAACGTCCCGCTCGGACAGATGTCCTGAGTATTCCAAAGGGACTTCAGACCGAGGAAGGCGTAGCCCTCGAAGCTCTCGCCGAAGGTCTGATAGACGTTCGCCCGGTTCGAGACCGCGTCGCGGACGATGCCGAAGTTCAGATCCGGACCGCCGTCGAGCACGACGTGAGCGCCCTCGTGCCAGAGCCCCCATTGCGCCTTCTCGGGATAGTCGACGAGGTTCCCGACTCCCTGAGTCGTGAAAAGCTGGCTCGTCCCCGTCGACGGAGAGTCGATATAGAAGATGAGCCGGACGTTCAGGTTCGCCGCGATCTCTTCGACTTGCGCGCGCGTCATCCGAAGCTGATCGGCGTAGCTGTGCGCGGCGCGAGCGAGATCGCCCGCCATCGCGTCGATGATCCAAGCTGGCCACGCCGAGACGAGCGGAGCGTCCTCGTCCATACGGGAAGCGTTCCGGTATCCCGCCGCCGCCACGCCCAAGGTGTACGCGAAGTCCGCGACCGTCCCGAGAGCGCGACCCGAAACCGTCTGGGTCGACGCCGCCTTGACTTGATCGAGGAGCCACGTCTCACGCTGGCGCGCGCTATTGACGACCGTCAGATCGACCGCCTGAGCGACCATCTCCGCGTTGTACCGAGCGAAGAAGTTCCGGATCGTGAGACACCGCGTGAACGCGACGACCTCGGCTTCAGCCGGAGTCGCGCATTCGATGGTGTCGCAATTCTTCTCGGCTTCCGCGTCCTCGTTGTCGTCGTCATCCCAGATCCCGATAGCTCCCGAGAAGTCGGAGAGACCGAAGGGACGATTGAACGCGAGCTTGCCGCGCTCCGAGACGGAGAGACCGCCGATGCCGTCATGGAACGGGGTCTTCGCCGAGGAGATCTGAGCGAGAGCGTAGTAGGGAGTCGGAGGTCCGCAGAACGCCGACGCCGTCAGAGCACCGCCCGCCGCCGTCAGGGTCGCCGGAGAGAAGAGGTCCCCGAGGATCTTCTCGTTATGCGCGGGGTTCCGGAGGTCGAGACGACGGTTCTCCGGATACTGGCCACGAACCGTGAAGACCCGATGATTCATGGAGTAGGGAGCCATCCCGACGTTTCGGTCCGTCTCGATGAACGCTTCCGCGATCGAGAGACGAGTCGCCTCGACTCCGGGAGTCGCGACGAGACGGATCGGGTTCGGGACCGCGGGAGACGCGGGAGGAGCGTCCGAGCGGACCGACGCGAGCGGAGCCGTACGAGGGACGACTCGGGTCACGACGGGAGCGGGAGGAGCGGGAGCCGCGCCAGCCGTCACGAGGACGGGTTCCTCGACGACCGCCTCGGGCTCTTCGGGCTCGGGCTCCGGGTCGCCCTCGGGCTCGGGCTCAGGCTCGGGGTCGGAAGCAACCGGACGGAGCCGCTCTTCGAGAGCCGCCGCCGCCGCGTCATCATCTGCCGCCGCTTGGATTCGAGCCGCCGCTTCATCGCGGACCGCGTCGACCGCGTCGACGATCTGGGCTAGCTCCGCGAGAGCTTCCGCGCCCCGAGCGTTCGGACGCCGCGCGTCGAACTCGTCGGAGAGGGTCGCCTCGTGGACCGCGAGGTCTTCGTCTGAGATCTCGGAGAGGTTCCCCGAGAGGAGGAGAGCCAATAGCTCTTGGATCGTCATCGTTACTCCTGAGTGTCGAAGCCGTTAGATCGGTTCGAGGAGCCTGACGGGACGTCCTACGGACGCTCGTTCCCGCGCTACGCGACGGTCGCCTCTCTCTAGGAATCGGACTCTAAGTGAGAGGTATCCGTAAATGGAACGACCCCGATCCCGAAGCGCGAGACCGGGGTCGTCCTCCTCGTCGGGACGGGCGGAGCCTCGACGGGATCTAGAGCTTCTCCGGGAGAGTGAACGTCCCGAACCGAGCCATCGCCGCCTGAGCCCGCTCGACCCGTTCGAGTCGAACGAGAAGCTCGTGACTCAGCCCGTGAAGCTCGACGATGAACGGGTTATCAGTCTGAGCGAACCCTGACGCGGCGAGAGGCTCCTCTTCGCACTCCGGTTCCCGAGGGACTCCCGCAGAGCGGAAGGCGACTTGCTCCCCGTTCCGGTACAGCGCGGAAGCGACGAGCGTCCTCGGGACAGGGAAGCCAGGGACCGGGACGTTATGAACCCGGATTAGCTCCGAGCTACCGCGGATCGGCTTCCACTCCCCGGACGGATTCGACGCCGTCAGAAGCTCGACCTCCTCGGTCGTCATCCCCGCTTTCGTCACGCCGTGAACCCAGATCCCGAACGAGTCGTGACCCGCGCGGACGAAGCAAGCGACCGAGTCCATATCCTCGAAGCTCCGTCGAAGCTCGAACTCGTCGCGGTCCGCGAGATCCCTGAGGTCGGTATGGAGACCTCCGAGCGTGATGAGCCCGACGTGAATCTTCCCGAGGTCGGTCGTCTCGAACGCCTTCGTATGAAAGTACGCGTAACCCGACGTCGAGAGCGGAACCGTTCGGCATCCTGGCAAGCCGACGTGACAGACGTTCCGGGGAGCGATATGGCCGAAGACCTCGAAGGTCCCCTCGACTCCGGGGATCGGCTCGACAGTGAACGGGGTCAGACGGTCGAGGTTCAGATCCTCGAAGTACGAGGAGTCGATCCCCGGTCGAGCCGCCGCCGCGATCGCTTCGTCGTCGACCTCGACCTCTTCCTCGACGACCTCGTCCTCGACGTTCTCGACGACCTCGCCGTCGACCTCGATGATCGCGTCCGCGAAGGCGGGATGAGGAGTGACGATCGCTCCCATGATCCGACCCTCATCGAGAACCTCGGTCTCGGAGATGACGTCGCCCGTCTCCGCGTCGATCTCCGCGTCGTACCGGACCTCGATCGCTTCGACGTCCGCTGAGATCCCTCGGACCTTCTGGGAGCGAACCGCTTCCGCCGCGCGTCGACCGTCGTCGTCGGCAGTGAACGCGCCCGTAGCGAGCAGACGGAAGGTCCCCTCGCCGGGACCGGGAGTCCGCTCGATCGTCTCGATCCGCCCGGACGCGATCGCGTCTCCGTGAGGATTGAATCCGCTCGGGGTCGTCCCCTGATATCCGAGGGTGAGCGGGAGGTCCCGCCACGAGAGAGCGTTCGGGGAGACCATCCGACGATCGGTCGTCCGGACGCCTTCCTCGATGAGCACCGCGCGCCACGGTTGCTCACCGGGAGCCGCCGCCGCGACGATCGCCGGGTCGTCGACAAGCTCGAAGCTGACGACCTCGAACCGGAACCTCGTCGGGATCTTGGTCTTCATGAGGCTTTCCCCTTCGCCCGGTAGCTGACGTGATAGTCCGCCCAAGCCCGCCGACACGACTCACACTTGCATCCGTGATTGACGTATCCGGTTACCGAGCCGTGAGGGAATGGAGCCCCGCTCTTCGTGATCGAGGGAGCCTTCGAGGTCGAGCGGAGATCGAGTGTCGAGCGCGCCACGGATCCGGAGGTTACGTCGAGACGCCGCGTAAATGGATCGAGCCCGGACGCGAAGAGAGGACGTCCATCGCTTCGATGTCAGCTAGGAGCATGAGTCATCCTCCCCATATCGGAACCGCGTCACATCTGCACCCGCCGTGATCGCCGACGAAGAAGAACGGTCCGATCCACTCAGCACCCGTCCCCGAGGTCGAGAGAACCGGATCCTCGTCGTGAGCGTACTGGACCCCTCCGCCGTCAGGACCCGACGTCCCGAGGACGAGATGAGGCTCGAAGGGAAGCTGACCCTCGTCATTCCAGATCCACTCGAACCCCTGCCACGGAGACCCCTCAGCGCCCCACAGAGCCGCGACGTCATCGCCCGTCGAGAACCCTCCCGCGTATCCGCCCGTCGAGCCGTCCTTCACTCCGCCGACCGCCGTCGTCACCGGACTGTTACCGCCCGCCACGGAGAGAGCGAACCGGATCGTTCCCGCGGGGACGAGCGTCGACGACGTCTCGCCTAGCTCAGCGTGAGGAGACGGATCGAAGACCGAGCGTCGAGCGATCGTGAGCAGAGCCGCAGAGAGGAAGAGCCATCCCGCCTTGCTTCGCTCGTCCGCCTTCGCTCGATAACGGGAGATCGCTTCGCCGTCCGGGTTCGTACCAAGGACCGTCGACGCCGTCTTCACGACGTCATCTTGCGCGCCCGCGAGCCAGTCATCCCAGCGATCTTCGAGGTCGTCGAAGTCCGCGGAGAAGAGATCGTCGGGCTCGACGCCGAGAGAGACGATCCGTTCACGTCCGACCGTCGCGAGGAGACGCCGGTTCGAGACCGTCGTCATCTCCGCCCGTAGCTCCGCGCGCATCGAGCCGACCCGACCCGCGCTCATCGAGGAGCGGAGCTTCGCTCCCGCGCGCTCGACCGCCCGCGTCACCGTCTGGTCTGCCGCGACGAGAAGCCGCTCGCGGAGACGACGATCAATCGTCATGAGCCGCTGAGCCGCCTTCCGCTGAACCGAGCGTGACACCGCCGCGACGACCGGGACGTCTCCCTCCGTCGTCGGTATGTCGCCGGAACCGGACCCCTCCGAGTCGCCCTCGGGGAGAGCGGGAGGTTCGGGAGCTTGCTCGACCTCGACCGCCTCGACGTCGACGACCTCGGGCTCGGGCTGATCGAACGTCGTCCCGAATAGCTGATTCAGAAGCGGGATCACCGCGTCGGGAAGGACCGTCTGTTTCGAGATGATCCGGAGGAGGATCTCCTCGGGAGTCGGAGCGTCATCGTCGCCGAAGCCGAGAGCCGTACGGAAAGCCTCGTTCGAGATCGCCATCCCGCCATGACCCGCGACCGCGTTATCGACCCGGTTCGGTCGGGTCGTCAGATCCTTCGGGTCGCCGTACAGGACGAACCGGTTCGCCGCGTCGGGGTCGACGCCGGAAGCGACGAGCCTCGGTCGGAGGTACTTCAGGGTGAGCGCGTCGAAGAGAGGCTGAAGAGTCGGAGCGACATAGAGCCGATACGTCTCCTCGTCAATGAGCCAAGCCGTCCAGTGATTCGCCTCGCCGATCCCTCCCGTCACGCGTTCGGCGGGAAGCTCCAACGTCGCGCCGATCCGCTCCCGGAGGTACTGGCAACGGTTGACGACCTCGGGGTCGAGGCTTCGACCGGTGTCAATCATGAAGGCGAGATCCCGAGCGTTCACTCCCGAGTCCGTCCTCGACGGGAGACGGAGGATGAACGGGACCGCCGCGGACGCCGAGCCCGGATCCTGAATCGGGGTCGACATATGCTTGACGATCTCGACGAGCAACGGATCCTGAGCGGGGTTCTCCGTATCGTCGTCCTCGTCGGGCTCGAACGCGACGGGTCGAGGCTCGATGTCCTCGGAGACCGCGAAGATCCCCGCAGGGATACGGGAGAGCCCGGTCGCCATGATCGACGCGTCGAGGACTCGAAGCTCCTGACACTCGGTCAAGCATCCGTGAAGGTTCGAGTCGGACAGATCGCCGAACCGTCCGTGACGTCGCCAGATCCGCAGAAGGACCGCGTCCTCGGGGAGCTTGACGTCCGTCAGACCGGGAGCGTCCGTCGATCCCATCGTCTGCGCCGCGACCCCGGTACGTCGGATGAGCACCTTCGGAGCCGTCCCTTTCGCCGCCTCGTCCCTCACGATCTCGTCCGACGAGAGACAGAGCCAGATCTCGGATCCGGTCTCTTCGTCGAGGTATCCGACGACGTACGCCTCGCCGACGACGAAGCTCTTCAGAGCCCACGAGCCGAGAAGCGCGCCCTCGCCCTCCTGACCGTTCATGATCCCGCCGACGATCTCCTCCGCCGTAGCGACGTCCTCGACCGAGACGACCGCGTCCTCTTGTGCGGACTCCAACTCGGGAGCGTTCGGAGCGCCCCGGATGAGACCTCGCTCTTCCGCGTCATGGAGCGGAGTCGGGTCTTCGCCGAGACCGGGGATGATCCCGAGAGCCATGACGACCCGAGACGCCGCGGACTCGATGAACCGTCCGCCTCCCTTCACTTCGCCGACGTCGTCGAAGGCGCGCCACGCGACCGGATGCCACGCTTGACGGGTCTGCTCGATCGTCGCCGGAGTCGACTTCGATCCGACTTCGAGACGGATCGCCGACGCTTGCATTACGCGGGGTCGGAGACGAGGGACAGGGAGAGCGGGGAGGACTACGTCCTCCGGCCTACGGCGCGCCATACGCCGGGATCGTAGTTCGATCGGAGGGTCTCCCCGCGGAAGGTGCGAACCGCGACGGAGAGACCCCCCGATCACCCCCGCCCGAGGTTACCTATCGACGTACGTCGCGGCGAGCCCCGCGATCTCCGACGCCGCGAGAACCTCAGCGAGAGGTCGCCATCCGGGGAGCCGTCTCACGAGGAGGACGCCGAAGCCGACCCAGATCGACGCGCACCATGGACAAGAGAGAAGCTCGACAAGATAGGGCTCCTCGCCGTCGACGTAAGACTTCCCTTCCGTGAGAGCGATCGAGTGAGCTTCGCCGTCGTCGAGCGCCCGCTTCCATGCTCGGGACGTGAGCCTCTCTCGGAGCTTCCCGAACGGGACCCGATCCTCGACGACCAGACGAGTGATCCGAGCTACCGCGAGAGCGTCGACGACCGCGTCCCTCATCCCCAGACTCCGAGCGCGAGGAAGAACGCATAGGCCAGGATCACAGCGAGCGAGCAAGCGCCGATGATGACCCCGATCGCGTTCAGAAACCCTTCGGTCGTCGAGATGTCGAGAGACCATCCCGTACGCTCCGCTCTGTGAACCGTCATCGGATCCTCGCTCTCGTCGGCTTCGGTCTCGCCTCGGTCGGACTCTGGGTCGTTCAGGCTTCCGCTCAGACGACCCCTCCTCCGGTCGTCTCGGTCGGGATCTCGGTCGATTCCCGAGACGGTCTGACCGAGACCTCGATCAATTGCGGGAAGGACGGATCATTCTCGACCGTCGACGGAGACGGAACTCTCTTCATGGAGAACCGGACGCCGCGTCGGATGATCTGCTCGATCACGATCCGTCGAGGCTAAGGCTTCCCGTCGAGGAGACGGAGGAGACCTTCGACCGCGTCACGTCGAGTCCTGAAGGTCCCGTACGTCCCCTCACTCCGGAGGACCGTCCAGATCTTCCCGTCCCGCCAGACCTTCCCGATCGAGTGACCCTGACGACCTCGGACGTAGACCGCCGCGAGACCGGGCTCGAATGTGATGATCTGAACGTCGTCGAGTGTCATCGCCCGAGATCCGACGCGACAAGCTCGACCTCGGGACGGAGCGTCCCCTCGATGATCGGCTCGAACGAGACGAGACCCTCGTCGACCGCAGCGAGAAGCCACTCGTACGCCGTCGACTTCGAGCCCCATCCGCAAGCGACCCGAACCTCCTCGACCGACCGCGCGCCACGGAGTACCGCTAGCGATACTGCCGCGACGCGCGGATCGACCTCGTCGTCGAGAAGCTCGACCTCGACTCTCGGCTTCCCGACGAAGACGGTTCTCACGCTCGACGAAGTCCCCGCTTCGAGGTAGCGAGAGCGATGAGCCCCGCGACGATGGACCCGAGCCCGGATCCGAGGAGCCAGCCTGACGAGCTACCGGTAACTGGAAGCTCGGTCGGAGCGGGAGCGACGGGAGCCGCAGTAGTGGCGACGGTCGTCGGAGCCGCAGTAGTCGGAGGAGCCGTCGTCGGAACGGTCGTCGCGACGGTCGTCGTCGGGAGCGTTGTCGCTACCGTCGTCGTCCCTTCGAGACAGCAGATCCCGACGTTCCCGGTCGTCGTCGTCGCGATGGTCGTCGTCGTCCCGAGCGTTGTAGTCGGAGCCGTCGTCGTCGTCGCGATGGTCGTCGGGACCGTCGTCGTCGCGAGAGTCGTCGTCGGACATTCTCGCCCGTTCTCCTCGTCACAAGGGAGGGTCGTCGGGACAGTGAATTGAGTCGTCGGAGGAAGGGTCGTCGCGACCGTTGTCGGGGTCGTCGTCGGGACCGTCGTCGTCACCGCTTTACAGAGGATCGCGTGAGAGATGTTCTTCCCGTCCGAGCGGACGTAGCTCTCACCGACGACCGGGTTCGAGAAGGTCTCGTTCTCGACCTCGACCGACGTCTGCTCGTTCCCCGCCTTCAGGACGAGGAGCGTCCAGACGAAGCCGCTCGGAGGAGCGGGAACGACGAAGGGAGTCGAGACGGGTTCGTACTTGATCCCGCCAGTCGGACACCAGAACTCGACTTGATTCGGGTTCGGAGGAGGAGGTCCGCCGCCCGTCCCGGAAGCGATCCCGGTTCCGAGGAAGAGGGAACCGACGACTATCGCGCCGACCCCGATCGTCCGCCTTAGCATCATTAGATCTCCGTTCACTAGGTGTCCCGGTTACTTTACTCTGAGTGATCGTCGAGGTCGAGGGTCTCTTCCTCGGGCTCGGGTTTCGCTGGCTTCCTTCCCGCCCTCGGGGTCTTCGACGTCACGATCGGAGCGAGAGGCTTCCCGCTCAGAGCGAACGAGAGGACGTCGAGCTTCGCTGAGCACTCAGGACAGAAGTCCCCGTCGATCCGGACGTGACCCGCGATCTGAGCCGTCACGTCGACCCATCCGTCCGGAGGAGCGCCCGCGTGACCCTCCCCGCCCTCGACCCCGCAATCGTCGCAGCGGTAGACCCGATGAACGCTCACGAGCCCTCAGGCTCCTCGACCGCCCGGATCACGTCGAGCAACTTCAGAACCGGAACGAGCCCTTCCTTAGTCGCCGTTCCGGACTTCACCGCGCGAGCGATCGCTTCAAGGAGAAGCAAGGCGCGGGACTCCTTCGCTGAGAGCGGGAGCTTCCGGTCCGCGACCTCGGACCTCGGGCTCGGAGGATCCTGCCATCGGACGACGACGTCAGCGAACCCAGGGAACGGGATCACCGTTCCGAAATGCTCGACGTGATTCTCGTCGGGATCCTTACAAGCGATCGTGACCGGAGTCGAGGTAGACGCGAACGCCTTCCCGATCGCCGGGTCGAGAAGAGACGCGGGGTTCTGTACGACGTGAGTAGAAGGACACCGGTAGGACATTGCTCACCCCTTGCTAGTTAGGAACGCTTCCGATCCCGAAGATCGACGAGCGTCTGATAGTTGTCCCTGACGTAACGCATACCGAGATCCGAGAGGCTCCATCGGATCGCCTTCTTCCCGAACGGAGTCTTCCCCTCGCCCGTCATCTCGACGAGCCCCGCGTCTCGAAGCTCGCCCCGTCGCTTTCCCGGAGTCGAATACGCTCCGCCCATCGCCTCGTGAATGTCATCGTCGGTCGAGTCCGGATGAGCGTCGAGGAAGAGAAGAACGAAGGCGTGACGCGGACCGTTCTTCCTCGGGGTCTGGTCTGCTCCCGCTTCCTTCGACGTATACGGGTCGGACGTTCGAGCGCCGGGAGAGTCGAGGATGAGGTCTTCGAGCGGGACCGTCATCGGGTCTGGCTTCAGAGCTTCGACGAGCCGCTTTACCTCGGGCTCGATCTGCCATAGCTCGTAACGATCCTCGTCGCCGATCGCTTCGAGGAGAGCGTTCGCCGCTTCCTCGATCCGTCGAGTCCGGTCGCTCATGGCATCATCTCGACGACGACGTCGGAACCGATGACCTCGTACGTCATGACGACCGCGAAGTCCTCGGGCTCCTCGCCGACCTCGACGTGATGACGGACACAAGCCACGCCGGGAGGCTGAGGGAACGCGCGCCCGAGAGCGAGCGCGATATCGAGCTTCGAGAAGCGATGAACGAGAAGAGTCTTAGACCTCATCCCGGTTACTTTACCGGTTGACTCGGGGTCTTGTCGAGGTATCGGTCGAGCCTCTTCCGGAGACGCTTCCGTTCCCCTTCGAGATCCGCCCGCTTCGCCGCGTCCGCCGCCTCACAGATCGGATCAGGTAGCGAAGGCTGAACGTCGAGCGCGTCGAGCTTCCTCTCGACCTCACGTAAACGGTACGACTCGACGATCGGACAGGACGGAAGGTGAGAGACCGACCTCGGGGTCTTCCCCATCGTCCTCGCCCATTCGTCTTCGGCTCTCTGACGTTCGCCACGATCACAGCGACAAGGGAGCGAGCCCTTCATCTGGGAATAGAGGTACGGCATTAGAAGCTCCCCTCGTAGGGAGGTTCGATGATCGCGGACACTTCCTCGACGAGCCGTCTCGCGACGTCGAGGTTCACGTCGGAGAACCGGTCGTCTCGTACTTCGAGCTTCGCTCCGCCACGAGTCACGACGAGGAGAACTCTCCACTCGATCGACTCGTCGTGACCCTTCGACGGACGGAAGTAAGACGACGTCCGATCCTCGACGATGACCGCCGCGACCTCTGACGCGCGGACGAACCCGACCTCCGTCTCGATCCAGTCCATCTGCTCACCCTCTCACGATCCCGTACCGCCGAACCTCGACGACGACTCCCGGACTCAGCTTCCTGAACTCGACGACCGTCGCTTCGAGCTTGTCCGGTTCGATCCTCCGCTCTTCCTCTCCGCACCGGACGAGCATCCGTTCCCCGCCAAGATCCATCGAGCCTCCCGTCGACCGGAAGGCGGACGGTACTTCACCCGCGTTCGCTACACCAGAGGACGCCGTCGTCGTCGACGTAGCAAGTCCCCTCGACGTACGTCGTCCCCGAAGGCTCATGAGTCTTCGGTTCGAGATGGTCGTCGATTCTCTGGATCCGGTCACGCGTCGCGAGGAAGCCGAACGTCGCGAGGAGACCGAGGAGGAACGCGACGACGAGGACGACCGCCCAAGAGAGATCATCCTTCGTCATCGCCCCTCCCCCCGTCCCTACAGAGCTACGCGTTCGCGCATCGAGCGGAGATCCGCGATCTCCTGATCGAACGCGTCGAGGATCTCGTCGAGCAGTAGCGAGAGACGACGGACCTCCCGAGCGATCTCGTTCCGAGCCGCGTATCCGACCGATGGAGCCACGAGCGAAGGCGAGGTCGGATCGACGCCGACGACGTCGAGGATCGGGGAGATCCGGTCCTGAAGCGCGACCGCCTCGACCCTCACCGCCTCACGAGCCCGAGTCGCCCGGTCGATCGTCTTCGCCAGTCGACCTAGCTCGTCGGAAACCGAGCCTTCGAGGTTCCCCGCGACCGCGCCTCCGTACTCCTCGACGCGCCCGGACTCAGCGAGCGCGCTCACTTCGCCGCCGTCAGATCGACGAGGACGATCGCGTCTCGGGTCACTCCGAGCCGCTTCAGAAACGCGTCGACCGACCGGATCGCGTTCCCCTTCGAGGAGAACCCCTGGCTCGTCGAATTGACCGTCAGACCGTTCGGCGCGACGAAGCGGAAGTCGACGAGCTTGTCCTTACGACGGAATAGCTCGACGCGCATCTTCCGGTCTGTCTTCGCCGGGGTCACGTCGCGTCCGCGATGGAAGCGACCCAGAAGCCGGGGTCCATCGTGCAAGCCGCGAGACCGTTCCCGACCTCGACCGAGAAGTCGATCCGAGCCGCCTGATCGGTCCGAGCTTCGAGGTTCGCCCGTCCCGCCTGGCTCGCCGGGAAGAACCCCGCGAGGTCCGTGGCGAACGCGTCGAGGTCGTCGGACGGGTTCGTCGCTCCGGACTCGGTATATCCGAACGCCGTCCCGGTCTTCATCTGCTCGACGATGTCGGCGCGCCGGTTCGCTTCGCCTTGCATCTCCTCAGCGGGGATCCCGTTCCAAGGTCCGCCCGCGACCCATTGCGGATCCATGAGGAGATATCCGCCTCGGGAGCGGATCCCTTCGGGACTGGTATCGCAGGGAGGACCGCCCGCCGCCGCCGCGTCCGCTTGGCTCTGCTCGAACGCGGCTTGATTCGCCGCGATGTTCGCCGCCGACGCGGGGTCGTTCGCGACGTCCGCTATCGAAGGGTATCCCTGGCTCTTGGAGCCGACGTGACGGGTTCCTCCGGTTGGGTAGCTCATAGCTTCTCCTTCTGGTCTGGGTTCGGGGACTTGTCCACAAGGTTTCCCCCCGGTTGGGGATGACTCATTCGTCGAGGTTGGGGATGCTCTGCTCTCCATGCCGTAAGAGCCGCGGTGAGAAGCTCGACGACCCCTTCGGTCGGTCCGGTCCCTCGGAGGTCGAGGATCATCTCGACGGTTCGAGCTAGGTCGTTCCCGAGTCTGACCGCTTCCAGCGCGTAGACGACCGCCCAATCTGCTGAGTCCGGGTCGCTCCATCCTTCTAGCTCGGTCCCGCACGAGGGACACTTCGGGTGATCGCTCATCCGTCGTTCCGCCTCTGCTCGATCTCGGGGTCGAGAGTCACGAGCCCGCCTCGGGGAGCCCGTCGATCGGAGGCTTCGGCTCGACCCAGGACTTCGGGAGGTCCCCGACGAGGAGGTCGTCGAGCTTGTCGAGCCCGAAGAGGACCGAGCCCTCGATCTGGATCTCCTCCGGACAAGGCGGAGAGACGCACTCGACCGGGTCGGGCTCAGGATCGTCGAGGAAGGGGTCCAGAAGCGCCCAGAGGGTCGAAGCCGTCGATTCCGTCCCGAACTCCCTCGACGCTTTCACGAAGGCTGAGCGGAGCGTACGGAAGGCGTCCTCCGGGAACGCGACGACGAAGAGCCGTTTCCCCTCGATGCCAGCCAGAGCGAGCCCGGTCGTCGCGACCGCTTCGGCGAAGTCCGCTAGCTCGGAGTCGAAGTTCTCGATCGTCATCCCCTCACCCTTCCCGCGTGAACCCCGAGCCATGCCGAGACCGCGAGGAGAACCTCGTCCGGGTCGGATTCGAGCATCGCGTCGAGAAGCTCTCCCGCTGAGAGACGCTCGAAAGAGGACGACTCCGCGGGGACCGAGACCGGGAGAGGACCGAGCCAGTCCGACCCGCAGACCGTCACCGGGACCGATGGCTTCCCCGAGCCGTCCTCCGCCGAGATCTCGACGAGAGGGACGGGAGCGGAATCCATGAAGCGGATCCCCTGGTCGGATCGAATCTCGATCGCCTTCTCGGACGCTCGGAGGATGATCGTCCTCATCGGAGCCCCAAGAAGCGACGGACCCGAGCGAGCCGTCGAGGCTTCCCGTAGAGACGCTCGAAGAGACCCGGTACTCCGTGAACCGGACAGAGCGGGACCGTCGAGCGGATCACCGGGCGGACGACGACCGTCCTCGACTCGGGACGATGCTCGATCCCGCCGCCTCCGTACTGGCACATACATTCGGGGTTCGCCTCGTCGACGGTCCAAGCCATCGCGTACGAGAACGCTTCCTCGAAGTCGTCCTCTGAGAAGACCCGCGTCATGCTCATGAAACCCTCGCTTCGTCGTCGGCTTCGATGACCGCTCGGAGATGGTCGAGGTCGTCGCGGTTCAAGAGAACCCGGTAGAGAGGATCGAGACCGACTTCGATCCCGACCTCGCCCGGACCGCCGTCGACCTCCTGCCAGACGCCTGAGGTCCAGAACGACGGGAGCGGGAACCCGGAGCGGGACGCCGAAGCTCGACG